AGGTAGAGCCTGGTAGATCTCCATTTTCATTTAAGGAAAAGGCTGCTATTATCAAACAGAACGGCATACGTAATGTTGTTCAAGTTAAAAATCCTTATAAAGCCGAAGAAATCCTAAGTGCATATAATCCAGCTACTACTGCAGTAGTATTCATGGTAGGCCAAAAAGATATGGAAGAAGATCCTAGATTCCGTATCGGTAAACTTAAGTCAGGAAATGACACGTATTTTCAAGACTACAGCCGATATAAAGACAATATGCAAGGGTATGATAAACATGGGTATCTAATTGTAGCTCCGCATATATCTCTCAATATTCCCGGATTTGGAGAAATGTCAGGTACGGCATTACGTCAAGCTCTTAAAAACAGTACACCTGAATCATTTAAAAAAATTATGGGATGGTTTAATAATTCTGTTTATAATTTAGTTAAAAATCGTTTATCGGAAAATATTACAGAGTCATTAATTACTGAAGGTGGGGCTGGCGGACATATGGCACATCCATTTGATATACCATCAGTTACTACCGGTAAAGATCTTTTAAAGGTATTTGTACAGTCCGCAGATTATCTAAAGAAAGGGCCGGCATCTGTTAAGATAGATGGGGTAAATGCTTCTATACGATTAATTACTGTAGGATCTAAAAAACAATTTGTAATGGATCGTGGATCTAATAAGCCGTTAGATGTAAAGGGTATTACAAAGGCAGATTTGTTAGACCGCTTTGGTGTCGGGCATGGTATGATACAGATCGGAGGTCAGGTATTAGATATTTTTAATGATGCATTACCTGATATCTCTAAACAACTCAAAACATTAGGATTATGGGATAACCCAAATGTAATGTTTAATATTGAGTATGTAGCCGGATCTACTAATGTGTTATCTTATGAAAAGAACTTTTTAGCTATACATGGACTATTGGAAATTGAGCAGGTAACGCCGACCCGTAGAGCTACAAAAGAGATTACGTATAATAAGAAGGCACTTCAGGATTTATTGAACAATTTAGCCCCAACTGCAACGGAATATGGCTATGAAGTTTTAGGTTCCGTCCCGACAACTTTAGATTCTGATCCAGACTTTCAATCTGTATTAAATAAAAAATATACCGTTACAGTTAGCGGTAAAAAACAAACTAAAACTTTGAGTCAATGGTTATCTAACGCACGTAATGAAAAAGAAACTACGATTAAATTGGCAGACGGAAAAGCAGTAGGTGCATTATCTAAGCAAATATTATTGGCAATAACAAATGGTACAGATGTAGCTGAATTAGTAAAAGACCCTAAAGATATTGAAGCTGCTATTAACGGATATGTGTTTTATTTGGCTACAATGGAATTAGGTAATGCCGTATTGGAATCATTGAGTTCTCCTTTAGGTAAAGTAAGTGAACACGAAGGTATTGTAATACGTGATAATAAAATTTATACTAAGCCATTTAAAATTACAGGTCGATTCATTGTTAAAGGTCTAGAATCCCAATTCCGATAAGATAAGTATATTTATTAGATATTTATTAAAAAGGGAAACTTTAATGAAATCTAATGAATTGCGCGAATTGGTACGTGAAGAAATACGTCGTTCGATACTCGAGTTAGGGACTAATGATCCATCATTCTTACAAAAAGTGGGCGGTAATGTTCGTTCACGTTTAGGTACAGGTAAAGCTATGTTAGATCGTGCTTTAGATATGGTCGACACAGAAAAATTATCACGTTTACCACGTCAACAAAAAATCGATTTGTTAGTAGCATTGATTGGACAATTCGGAATCTCTGCCAGAGATTTTAATGCCATCAAGCCACGCGTACAACGCATGTTAACTATGCAGGACGGTGATGTACCAACACAAGAAGAAAGTGTTGTTAAAGAATCAAAGGTTGCAAAGAAAAAACGTAAATAACATGAGCAATAAGTTACAAAATATTAAAGCTGTTAAAGAATTACTAACAGGTACACATAAAAGCCAGACGCGTAAGACAGTAGGATTTGTTAAATCAAAAGATGAAATTAAACGTACTGTAGGTGATATATGGACTGAAATAGATCCTAAAACAGGTACGGTTTGGAAAGTAGAACAAAAGAATGGATATCGTACACGTATAGTAGATAATAGTATTCTACAAAAAATACGTGACATTATGTCAGTGCCAGATAAATGTCCATGTTGTGATAAACAAATGCGAGATGAAGAAAAACATTTAAATTTTAAAATGTATTTTGTTCATAAAAAATGTTTTTCTTGTGTTATAAAAGAAGAAACAATGATACGTGCAAAAGGTCTGGAGGCATGGGAAGAGTATTCTCGAAAGCGTATGTTAGCAAATGCTGAGGCTTGGCTTAAAGATGCTGATCGAGAAGTAGAAGCTTTACGTGAAGCATTGAAATTACAATTTGTACAAGATGCTGATGGCACGTTAGAAAATTGGGATCAAAAAGCTTTTTTTGAAAAATTTGATGCTGATTACCAACGCACTAGAGAAACAATACTGAATAACTTAAAAGGTAATTAATGAAACGTTATACAATTGAAGAACTAAAAACTAAATTTACTGAACTAGGATATAAATTTCCTAATTTTCATATTGTTGGAATTAGATCACAAGCTAATATTCCCAACGAATTTGACGATCTCATTGGAGTAGTATCCGGAAATAATATAGCATGGTATACAGGTACAACTAATCCTGGAACACATTGGTTAAAGAATTTAATGAATCCGAAAGGAACTGCACTACTTAAGCCTGGCCAATGGACTGATTCTTGGAAATTAGGATTACATCGCGGTGAATATAAAGCATTAGTACAATGTAAACCAATTACAGTGTTTCGTGATACTGATAAAGATGCAATTGCAGAAGAAAATGCAAAAACAGATACTGGTTTATTTGGTATAAATATACATCGTGCAAATCCTAAATGGACTAGTAAATTTATTGATAAATGGTCAGCTGGCTGTCAAGTATTAAATAATCCAGCAGATTTTAAACGACTTATTGAAGCATGTGAAGCTTCTGATTTAACAAGATTTACTTATACTTTATTACGGGAGTTTTAATGGCACAAAAACGTAAATATTGGGTAGATAAAATGCTATCCGGAGATAGCGGTGTATCGTCTAAACGAGTGACTGGCACATTTGTTTTACTTAATGTAATTGTATTTTGTTACATGGCAGTATTAAGTGAAATGGTATTGCCCGATTTTATGTTTGAAGCAATATGTTTCTTAGCCGGAGGCTTGTTAGGTATAACTGCATTAGAAAATGTATTTAAAAAAGACCCGCCTGCCGTAGATGATACAACTACTCCGCCATCAACTAATAACGAACAACCACAATAATATGTTGAAGTTTTTAAAAAAATATTGGTACTATATAGTTATGCTATTATTGTTAGTGGCATTATTCATACTATACAAAAAAGCGACTGCACCACAGCCAGTAGTTACAGATACTACTATCGAAGATCTTAGGGCACGTGTAGACAGTTTAGTACATTCTAACGATAGTTTACAGATAGCATATGATTCCAAACAAGCTACAATTATTAACAATATAACTTATAAAAACATACAAGATGCTAAAAACATTTCTAACATTCCTAATCTTACTTACCATCAACGCGATAGTTTATGGGCAAAGCTTTTTACCTCAACGGATAGTGTACCAGGGGGATACTGGGATATTCTTAAGCAAAAAACAGGAGGACGAAATATTAAAGAGCTTAGCGTACAAAGATCTGTACAAAAGTAATTTAGATTCTATGTTCCAGTATGCTAATAACTGTACGGAAGCTCTAATGCTTTCACGTACAGCTTTTTTTAGTTTATATGATCAGTATGGAGATTTAGAAACTGAAGCTAAAGAACAACGTGATTCTGTACAAATAGAACGAACAGCTAAAAATAAAGCTTTAGAAGAAGTTACAAAACAAACGGATCGTAAAGTATTATGGCGTAGAATTGCTATAGGCGAAGGTATAATATTAGCAGGTGCTACATTCGCTATTATATCAGGTGCATGGATACCGGCATTAGCAGTTACAGCAATTATAGAAACTGTACATATTTCGAAAAGAAAAAAATAATGGTTATTTATGTCACAAAAGTCATTAAAAGAAATTATAGCAGACGAGTATAAAAAATGTGCTACTGACCCAGTACATTTTATGAAAAAGTATTGCATTATACAACATCCTACTAAAGGAAAAATATACTTTCATTTATATCCATTCCAAGAACAGGTGTTACGGGATATGCAAAATAATCGATATTCGGTTATTTTGAAATCGCGTCAATTAGGTATATCGACACTATCTGCAGGATATGCATTATGGTGTATGTTGTTTAAACAAGACTTTAATATCTTAGTATTAGCAACTACACAAGACGTAGCTAAAAACTTAGTTACAAAAGTACGAGTGATGCACGAAAATTTACCGATTTGGTTGAAAGGTAAATCTATAGAAGATAATAAATTGTCATTACGTTTTAAAAACGGATCTCAAATTAAAGCCGTTTCTAGTACAGGCACCTCGGGCCGTTCTGAAGCATTATCATTGTTAATTATCGATGAAGCAGCATTTATACGTAATATCGAAGAAATATGGAAATCTGCTCAGCAAACATTAGCAACTGGAGGCGGATGTATTGCTTTATCGACACCGAATGGTACTGGTAATTGGTTTCATCAAACATGGGTAGATGCGGCAGCTGGCGGACAATTTAAACCTATAAAACTTCACTGGACAGTACATCCTGAACGTAATGAAGCCTGGCGTATCGAGCAGACAGAATTGTTAGGCGAAAAAGGAGCTGCCCAAGAATGCGACTGTGACTTTATATCATCAGGTCATACAGTTATAGATGGCCCTATACTGCAATGGTATGAACAGACTTATATAAAAGATCCTATTGAACGTAGAGGATTTGATTCTAATTATTGGATATGGGAATATCCAGACTATTCAAAAAATTATGCAGTAGTAGCTGACGTTGCACGTGGTGACGGAAGTGACTATTCAGCATTCCATGTAATTGATATTGATAATTTATCACAAGTAGCAGAATACCGTGGTAAAATAGGTACTACTGAATACGGTAACATGTTAATGGCTGTAGCAACGGAATACAATAATGCATTATTAGTTATAGAGAATGCTAATGTAGGATGGGCAGTAATACAAGTTGTTATTGATAGAGGTTATAGTAATTTATATTATTCCTATAGACAAGATGCATATATTGATGAAAATGTACATTTAGCTAAAGGATACGATTTAAAAAGTAAGTCAGATCAAGTGCCAGGATTTTCTACTACTAGTAAGACACGTCCACTAACTATATCAAAATTAGAAACATATCTTAGAGAAAAAAGTCCAGTAGTACGTAGTAAACGTTTAATAGATGAATTGTTTGTATTTATATGGAATGGGTCTAGAGCAGAAGCTCAACGCGGATATAACGATGACTTAGTAATGTCATTTGCTATAGCATTATGGGTACGTGATACGGCGCTGCGATTAAAACAGCAAGGCATGGATTTATCTCGTAAAGCATTAAATCATTTTGGAAAGACAAATCCAGGAGTTTATACGATAGCACCACAACAACATCAGACATGGACATGGAAAACTCCCGGCGGTGATGAAAGTTTAACCTGGCTAACCTAATATTTATAAATAAATAATATACATGGCAGACACTTCATTACAAGCCAGATTAAAACGGCTATTTTCTACTAATGTAATTGTAAGACGTATCGCTAAAAATCGTTTAAAAGCGGTTGATACAAATAGGTTACAATCTAACGGATCGCTTTCTAGTAACAGTTATATCGATAGATTTACTGGATTACATAGAGGTCAGTCTGGTTATGCTACATATAACCAAACATACAATTTTCATTCTTCTAAATTAGAATTGTTTACTGATTATGAAGCCATGGATATGGATCCAATTATTGCATCAGCATTAGATATTTACGCAGATGAATCTACAGTTAAAAATGCTGAAGGCGATACTTTAGCGATTGCTACATCTAACGAAGAAGTACGTAAGGTACTGCATAATTTATTTTACGATATCATTAATATAGACTATAATCTATGGCCATGGGTACGTAACGCCTGTAAATACGGAGATTTCTTTTTACATTTAGATATCGAAGATGAATTAGGTATCATTAATGTAACTCCATTATCAGCATATGAAGTTCGACGTGAAGATGGATATGATCCAGAAAATCCGTATGCATATCGATTTATAATTGAAGGGCCGAGTGGTACGTATGCTAATTTTGCCGGTAAGCCAAACCGTAGTGAATTTGAAAGTTTTCAAATGGCACACTTCCG